TGTCCTACTTGCGAACAACCCATAGATGAGGACTTCAAACGAAAGGCAATAGAAGAACGCACGAACAAAATGATAACCAGTGCTTGTACTACAACGAGACTCAATGAAGAACTTGCCTCTATGGATGCTCGTATTGTTGAGTTTAAACAGCATGAAGAAGAATGTCGCAATCAAGAAGTTGAAGTGGCAAAGAATACAGCATCAACAAACTCTATCGTTGCCTTCAATAAACAACTGATGCAACAGATAGAGAACTACAATAAGGCAGACGCTGAACTTGTAGAAGAAAAGACAAAACTCAAAACATACAAGAACCAACTCAAGACGATTGAGAAAAAGAAAGAGAGACTAACAGAAGATAACAACTATCTAATGATTGCACGACAACTACTACAGGACTCAGGCATCAAGACAAAAATCATCAAAAGGTATCTACCAGTGATGAATAAACTTATCAATAGTTATCTGTCTGCACTTGAGTTTCCTGCACAGTTTGAGTTGGATGAGGAGTTCAATGAAACGATAAAGAGTAGATACCGAGATGTGTTTTCTTATGCCAACTTCAGTGAAGGTGAGAAGATGCGAATTGATTTGGCACTACTCTTTACATGGAGACAGATTGCCAAGATGAAGAACAGCACGAACACTAACCTGTTGGTGCTTGATGAAATCTTTGACAGCAGTTTGGACTACAACGGAACTGATGAGTTCCTAAAGATATTGAACACACTTGCAAACGAGAACGTGTTTATCATATCACACAAATCCGATTTGAGTGTAGACAAGTTCGATAACCTAATTCGATTTGAGAAACAGCAAAACTTTAGTAAAGTAACAACGTGACAGAACTAAAAAAGTCATTAGCAGAGAAACTTGCAGTAATAAAAGCAGAACGAGAGATACTGATTCCAAACAGTATGGATGAAGCTTGTCAGCGTTATGTTGATGATCTGAAATTTATTCTTGATAGAGATATCAAGTTTAATAATCCTGTTCTAATGTTATCTGGTGGAGTTGATTCTATGATGTTAGGATGTATATTGAAAAAGTATTACGGCCTAACACAATCAATTACTTGTGGTAGTGCAAAAGACACAGATGATATTACTAGGTCTCACGAATCAGCAAAGATTTTGGGCATTGAACAAAATTCTGTTTTTGTTACATGGGATGAAGTATTAGATAACTTACCATTATGTAGAGGGCATAATATAGCTACAATATTTGATGTTGTGTTGTATTTGGTTTTCTATTTATGTTTGAAAAAAGCAAATGTTGAAAAATTAGATTTGATTATGGGAGATGGTGCAGATACGTTATTGGGTTCTGTTTCGTCGTTCATATACATGGATTCAACTAATGTGATGAAGCATTTTAATATTCCAAGAAATGAAGCTCAAACCCTGCTCAAACAAAATTATTATAGTGAAGTTCTTGCAGACCCGGAACAAGTGAGAAGAAGAAAAGGATCAGGGCATTTGTATAAAGAAATCTGTTATGAGTTGGGAGCAAATCCTATTATGCCTTTCAAAAATCCAGATATTGTTAGATGGGTAAATGATTTAGATTCCAGTTTTTCTAAACCGCAAAGTAAATTATTTCCTAAAGAGGTTATTCGTTATTTGGGATTCAATCCAGACAAGGTAAGTAGGACTAGTATGCAACAGGGAACAGGACTATATGAAAAGATGAAAGAGCACATGATGCAGTTGACTGGTACTAAGTCACCTAACAGTGCAGTAAAGAAATATATGCAAACAACAGGAACAATAGAAGGATTATAATTATGTTAGTAAAAGAGAATGACCCAATATTGAAGAAGGTAATGCCCGACTTCAACTTTGATGATCCAATCATGGATCCCAATGAACTTGTTGCACAACTACACAAGGTTCGTAAACAAGACGGTGGTATCGGACTTGCCGCACCACAGATAGGAATAGAGACCCGAGTTATCGTTATCGGTATGGGAGACTTACAAACAGAAGGTGTAGAAGATTTTGCCAAGGCGTTCTTCAATCCAGAGATCACAGAGTCAAGTCAGGATGAAGAATATATGATGGAAGGCTGTCTGAGTTACCCCGGTCTATTCGTGAAAGTCAAACGACCCAAAGAGATTACCTTTACATTTGAAGATGAAGATGGTACAAAATACTATGACCATTTAGGCGGTATTACTGCTCGTATTGTCCAACACGAAATCGACCATTTGAATGGAGTCACATTTGATACCAGAGCTAACCGGATCCATCTGGAAAAGGCCAAGAAAGATCGCAAATTGGCAGAACGATATAAAAAGAGAAATACCCTTGACAACTAGGGCTAGACCTGATATACTGTATAGTATTGTTCAACAAATCTAAATATTTTTATGACTAAAAAGTACAGTGCTTTAGATATTCTGGCGTCTTACATCAGTAAGTTTTTACCATACAAACCTCCAGCATATGAACATCTAAGTGATGAAGATTATATCACGATTCTAAGTTGGTGTGAAGATTGGGAACCAGAAGATGTATACTACACAGCGTGGAACACATCGGCCATGGATATGTCTGTCGATTGGGAGAAGTGGTCAAAGAATATGACTGAACTTCCCGGTCCAGTTAAGTATCAACTTCGATATGCGTTAGAGAAACATGAGAAGAATGGTAACTTGCGTGCGTTGAGAGCATACGCATTTATCTATGAACACATTATTGAAAAGTGGATTCCAAGATTACTTTGGGTTTCATTTTTCGCACTTATCTATTATTTGTTTTTTGTATAAATAGTAGTAGAGAATTGCCTTCGGGGATTCTCGTTTTATAATAACCTTGCATAAATGGAGGTACCAAAAATGGTAACATCAAAAGCAGTAGCAAACATCTGGGATCAGTTCCAGAACTTCGACAGAAACTTACTTACACCCTATGCCGTAGGATTTGATCGGGTCTTTGACCGACTGAATGACTATGCGCTTCATCAAACAACCTCAACAGGTTTCCCACCTTACAACATTCGTAAAGAAGGTGATGTAAACTTCACTATTGAATTGGCACTCGCCGGTTTGACCCGTGACGATATTGAGGTGGAAGTTGCAGAAGGTGTCCTCACAGTTCGTACCACAGATAAGAAAGAAGAAACAGAAGGTGCAGAACTTCTCCACCGGGGCATTTCTTTTCGTAAGTTTTCTCGCAAGTGGACTTTGGCAGATGATATTGTCGTACAAGACGCAAAGATGGAAAACGGTATGCTCTTGATTCATCTTGAGAGAATCGTACCAGAAGAAAAGAAACCTCGCCTTATTGAAATCAAATAGGAGGAGTTATGTGGTCGTTATTTTTAATTTTGATAGCAGCGATAGTGATTATGGCAGTAATAGATGATCCTAAAGTTGAAAAAGAAAATCACAAATTTTACAACAAATACTATTGACAATTGTTGTAATGTGTGATACTATTATATTATGAGTAAAAAAATTAATTATGCGTTTAGTGAAGATAAGGCACTTCGTGACTTACAAACTTATGTGGACGGTACTTACGGCGAGCATTATGCAAAACGTAAGTATCAGTCCACACAATTTATTGATGATTGTGGGCACGGAGAAGGCTTTTGTATGGGTAACATCTTGAAGTATGCACAGAGGTATGGTCGTAAGAACGGACATAATCGTGCTGACCTTATGAAGATTTTACATTATGGAATAATCATGTTGCACATACATGATAACAAAGAAGGTGATTAAATGATGAAACTAAGTGATAAAACCGTAGGCATTCTAAAGAACTTTTCTACCATCAATCAGAACATTCTGATTAAAGAAGGTAGCAAACTCCGAACAATGTCAACAATGAAAAACATTCTGGCCGAGGCAGATGTCTCTGAGGCATTCCCCGCAGACTTCGGCATCTATGACCTCAATGAATTCTTGGGTGTATTGACTTTGGCAAAAGATGCCGATCTCAATTTTGATAACTCAAGTTTCTTGACGGCGAATAGTGGTCCGACTAAGATCAAGTATTTTTATTCTGATCCGTCTATTCTTACAACCCCACCGGAGACTTTCAATGCTCCAGAAACAAATGTGGAGTTCAATGTTCCGCAAGATGTTTTGGCAGATGTGTTGAAGGCCGCAGCAGTTGTACAGTTGCCAGATGTTACATTCAAGTCAGATGGCAATCCTGGTGTTGAGATTACAGCAACCGATCTAAAGAACACAACTTCCAATACCTATACTCAGGTTCTGGATATTGATCGTCAGCCGTTTGAGGCAATCTTCAAAGCAGAGAATCTGAAAATGATGTCTGGTGAATACACTGTAAGTATCGCAACTGATGCTGGTGTAAGTCAGTGGGTTGGAACTGATGTTTCTTATTGGATTGCTATGGAAGCAAAGAGTGACTGATGGACGAAACAACCGAATGGACAGTCAATGCCATTAAAGACCTAATCGAATTGGGTGTAACGCCCGAACGTATTGCGGACCGATTAGGTATTGACATTGATGAGATAGAAATTGAAGAATGTCCAGTAGTGTAGAAATACTCCATCACTTCTCATGCACTAGTTGCAGAGGGTGGTGGAGCATTGCTTTAGAAACCGTTATGAAACCAAGACAACTGTTTTGTCCTTGGTGCGGTCATAACGATCATTATGAGGTGGAGACCAATGAACAAACCAATTTTGTGGGTGGAGGAGTACCGTCCAAGAACCATTAAGGACTGTATTCTTTCAGACTCACTAAAGAAAACATTTCAGCAGTTCGTAGATAACAAAGAACTGCCAAACCTGCTATTGGCGGGTGGTGCAGGTGTCGGTAAGACAACTGTGGCCAAAGCTCTGTGCAATGAATTAAACACAGACTTTATGGTTATCAACGGTTCAGAAGAATCAGGTATTGATGTTCTTAGAACCAAGATAAAAACATTTGCATCAACAGTATCACTGTCTGGTGAAAGAAAGGTAGTGATTCTTGATGAGGCAGACTACCTCAATCCTCAATCAACGCAACCTGCTCTCCGTGGGTTCATTGAGGAGTTTCATAATAACTGTCGTTTTATTTTTACTTGCAACTACAAGAACAGAATTATCGAACCATTACATTCTCGATGCTCTGTTGTTGAGTTCAAGATAAACGGCAATCGGCAGAAACTTGCAGGTCAGTTGCTTGACCGTTGTGTTCATATTCTCAAGGAGAATAATATCGAACACGATAAGAAAGTTGTTGCCGAATTGATAATGAAACACTTTCCTGATAACAGGCGAGTATTGAATGAGTTGCAGCGGTATGGTGCAACAGGTAAGATAGACTCAGGTATCCTTGTCAATCTTTCAGAAGTCAACATGAAAGAATTGATCCTCCACCTAAAGGGTAAAGAGTTTACAAAGGTTCGTAAGTGGGTGGTTGATAACATAGATAATGATCCCACTAAAATCTACCGCAAGATATACGATACCTTGTATGACTATCTTGAACCTGGCACCATACCCGCTGCTGTTATTCTTTTGGGAGAGTATCAATATAAGTCTGCCTTTGTTGCAGACCAAGAAATCAATCTGTTGGCTTGTCTAACGGAGATTATGACACAATGCAAATTCAAATAGATGACATACTTACAGATATTGTAAAGGAACAAATTCCAGGTGATGATGTTGCTTTGCTTATGGGTGGTGGAGTTGATAGTGCAACATTATTATTTACTTGTCTGCGTTTGAATAAGAAACCTCATGGGTATTCATTTTTCATGGAAGGTAAAGTAACATATGATTCCACCAAGGCAGAAGAAATCTGTAAGTCCTTCGGTGTTCCATTTACACCTGTACCTTTACCAGAAAGTAATTTGGCTGAAGATTTTAAAACTCTGGCATCAAAGTATGGTTGTAAAAAGAAAACACATTTTGAATGTACATTTCCTTTCTTGTATACATTTCCTAAGATAGAAGAGCGATATGTATTGTCTGGTGTTGGTGCAGATAGTCATTATGTTTTGAGTAAAAAAGGTATGATGCACTTCAAGCACACTGTTGAGTTAATGAATAAGTTTAGACATAATTATTTTCATTGTACTCCTAATGCAGGTGGAATAGAACAGTTCAAACAATTTTGTGAGGAGTATGACAAAGAGTTATGCGTTCCTTACTTTGAACCAGAAGTGTATGATTATTTTTATGATAGATCGTGGGAAGAAATAAACAAACCAGTACAGAAGGCTTTGATAAAACAATGCTATCCAGAATTTGATAAGTGTGGTAAAGTAAAACCACATCTCAATTATCAACTGAATGCAGAGATAGATAAGTCCTTTGAGAAGTTATTGGATAATAGAGAAATCAATTTTAAAAATAGAGTAAGAGTTATGGATATTTGTAGAGACTGGTATACTTTAAATAAATCAAAAGCTAATTTGGAACATTTGTTTTGAAATATAAACCATACACATTGAATGATGTAAAGCAATCAGCAGAGAGAAAACTGTTTACGGTTATCTCTACATTTGCTGGTGGTGGTGGTTCGTCTACAGGTTACAAACTCGCGGGTGGTGATATACTATGCGTGAATGAGTTTGTGGAGTCTGCCCGTGATACATATACTTCAAACTATCCAGGTACACCCATTATGCCCGATAATGTTTTAGACATTACTGGTCTAGACATTCTGAAAGTTGCAGGACTACAACCGGGCGAGTTAGATATACTAGATGGTTCTCCACCTTGTTCTGCTTTCAGTACTGCGGGCAGACGAGAGAAAGGTTGGGGTCAAGAAAAAAGTTATAGTGATAACAAAAAGCAAAAGAATATCGAGGACTTGTTCTTTGAGTTTATTCGTGTGGCAAATGACATACAACCAAAAGTTATCATTGGTGAGAATGTGAAGGCAATTATGTTTGGTGAAGCCAAAAAATATTTCAACCGCATCATCAATGGGTTTGAACAGATAGGATACACAGCAGTAGGTAAGTCTCTCAACGCAGCAGACTTTGGAACACCACAGGGTAGAGAAAGATGTTTCTTTGTAGCAATCAGAAATGATGTATTGGCTAAGACTAATCTGAACTTTATGAATATGGAAACTCTTTACCCACAACCTACATTTGAGAAACACGTTACTATAAAAGATGCGATTGATAATATTGAGAATGATCCAGACGAAGAAAAAGAATTGTATGAGGCAGTTGCAAATGGATTTTTGAGTAAGTGGATACCATTACTGCCGAAGCATCCAGAGAGACATACTAAGGGATCAGAGTATCATCCGAATCAAAGTTTATTTAATTTGATACGACCGTGTCCAGATTTACCCTGCCCAACAATTACACAACAAGGACAGCAGAAGGGGTTGTCGGGTGTGGTACATTATGAGTTAGATAGAAAACTAACTATCAAAGAACTAAAAAGAATTCAAGGTCTTCCAGATGATTTTATTCTGGAGGGTACATTTAATCAGCGTGCAGAACGCATCGGTCGTATGGTAGCACCGAAGTGTTTAGAAGCGTTGGCAACATCAGTATACGAGAAGGTATTATATAATGGCTAAATTTACATTTGCAACAGCAGACGAAGGTTTCGATAATCACATTGACCAATCGGTTCGTGGTTACTCTAATCTATGGCAAGACATCTTAAAGTTTTCTGAATACTTTATTGAAGATGGTTGCACTGTTATCGACATTGGTTGTTCGACAGGCAAACTTCTCAAAGCAATGAAAGAACAGAACGATAGGTTTGCTCCCAAAGTTATGTACAGAGGTATTGAGATTGAGGAAGATTTCTTTCCCGACTTGGAAGATGAAGATAACCTAAAGTTCTACAAGCAAGATGTTCGATCCTTCAACTGGGTCACTGGCGGAGTCAATAATTGTTTGACCACATCCATATTCTCTTTACAGTTTATGCCAAAGAGAAGCAGACAGATTATTGTCGACCGCATCTATGAGTCCTTGGTCAAAGGTGGTGCGTTCATTTTCTCTGAGAAGATTTACAGTGAACATTCACAACTGCAAGAGATGATGCAGTTCTGCTACTATGATTATAAGAGACAGTTCTATGGAGCAGAAGAACTCTTGGACAAAGAACAGAACCTTCGGCATCTAATGAAACCTCTAACCTATGAGGAGATTATGGAGATGTGTCGATCAGCAGGTTTTGAGATTGTTCAACCGTTCTGGCAGAACTTTAATTTCATTGGTGTCATCTGCATCAAACAAGCAGAAGGTAAGTTTTCAGTCACGGATCATTGAGATGGCAATTTATATAAATAGTAAGAACGAAACGATCCTACCCATCTCCGATGAGGAGTTTACAGAACTGGGTTGGAGTGAAAGTAACTTATTGGAACTAGAGCATGATGGTTATGGATGGACAATCAAACGAAGTCGAGTCGCAGCATCAAAATACACCCGAGATGGATATAAAAAGAATTCGCTACGCGGATCCGTGGCCGCTGAACCTTCATTGGACGGAGGACCCTGTAAGACCTGAACTTTCCCGAGAGTTTAGGCACACTGCGGGCAGAGAAGTATATACAAACGGTGGAGCAATCATCTGTGTTGCCTATTGTAATGATGTACCAAAAACAATAGCTGACTTGGATACAATGGTTGGATTAGATCACGCAATCTTTTATACAGTATGGAGTAGAAAACCAGGACACGGTAGAATGTTAGTAGTTGATTTGTGGAAGTATCTGTTGATGACAGAACCACATATTCAAAGGTTTGTCACACTATCACCTAAAACAAAAATGGCCTGGAATTTTCATATCAACAATGGAGCTATTCTACTTAGCGAAAACGAGGAGTCGGACAATTATGAGTACCGAGAAACAGAACTCGTCAAAGACGACCCAGACTGGCACAATGAAAAGTTGGGGATCACGCCAGTCTTATAAACCAGATGTCACGGTTGTAACTTCCCTTTTCGATGGAAGGCAAACCGGGATACTTCACAGTGTTGGAATCTATACACCAGAATGGGTTGATAAACTTTATCGTGGTATAGAAAGAAACTATAGTGGTAAGTTTAATTTAGTTTGTCTAACCGACCAGAACTACAAATTCAAAGAACCTATACAGGCAATTCGGTTTGATCGTTCAGTCGATCAGTATGGTTGGATGAGTTTGATGGAACAGTATCGTCCCGACTTGTGTACTGGTAAAAGAATAACGACTGGACTTGATACTATCATCACAGGACCACTAGATGATATCTTTGACTACGATGCCAAGATTGCTGTGTGTCAAGACCCATATCATCCAGAAACTATTTGTAACGCCATCACTATTTGCAACGATGAGTTTTGTAGTGAGGTGTGGGATATGTGGAAGGGTGATGAGTTTATGTTTATGCGAGAGGCAAAACTAGACTACGGCCCACACAATGCACCGTCAGAGATGGCACTATTGAGAGTTGCATACCCCGACAGTCCAAGACTAGATACTATCTTCAAAGGTAGAATACTAAGTTACCGTGTACACATTCACGGACATATGAAAAGATTGAAAGATGCGAGTATCGTATACTTTCACGGTAAAGATAAACCACATACTGTGGCAGATCAACAATGGGTAAAGGAGAATTGGCGATGAGTAATTTTATACACCCGACGGCATATGTAGATGTATTAGTAAAACTGGGAGACAATAATTACATTGGTCCCTTCTGTCATCTAACAGGCGAACTAACTGTTGGAGACAACAACCGATTTGAAGGTCACTGCTCTGTAGGCACCCGACCCGAACACAAAGACTTCTGGCACAAGAACGGTCCTACAAAGATTGGTAACAACAATGTGTTTCGTGAGTTTATTACTATCAATGCAGGTACAACTACACCTACAGAGATACACAACGACATTATTATGTTGCGTGGTTCTCATGTTGCTCACGACTGTATCATTGAAGATGGTACAACCCTGAGTGTCGGTGCTATCATTCTTGGTCATGTCCATGTGATGAAAGAAAGTAACTGTGGGTCTGGTTGCCTCATACATCAACATCAGGTAGTCGGTGCGTGGTCTATGATTGGTATGGGTTGCGTTGTACCAAAGAAAACATTAGTAGAACCGGGCAAAGTTTGGGTAGGTAATCCTGCAAAAATATTGAGAGACAATAGTTATTTGACCAAAGATATACCTCACGGCGTTATGGCACATCAGAAACTACGATGGAAAGATGCCATATCTCATCACATCAACAACGAGAAAAAGTAATGTTTGATCCTTGTTTACTTGTGATGCAACCCAGAAACATTCAACCTGCTCTGGAGTCCTACAAGAAAAGTTTTGATATCCCTATGGTGTTCTTCAAGGCATTTACAGAACCTCAAGTGACATTACAACTAAACAAGTACATAAAGGAACACGACTACACCCATTACATTATTATCGGTGATGATGCTATTGTCACTAGACAAGCGGCAGAAACTGTGTTACAATATACAGAGAGTAAGAGATGTGATGTATTCACTGGTTGGATGAATATGCACATAAACGATGATGGTAGTTTTAGTGAACAGTCAACAGTCAATCAAAACAGAATTCGTTGCACAGACCCGAGTTGGGGTCCGGCAAGAGAAGAATATGGTGAATGGATAACAATGGAGATGATGCGAAAACTCCCACCCGAGTTAGTCAGAACAAGTTATGCCAACTTTGCGTTGACTGGTATGACCAAAGAGTTGTGGGAGAAGTACCCTATCTCCTGTTGGCCTAGAGGTAACTCGTCTGACCATCATCTATCATTACGATTACAAAACGATGGGGTGAAAGTATGGACACACCCCAAGGCATTTATTAGACACTTGAGAAGAGGTTGGTCACCGTTGCCAGATCATTGGTTAGTTGGCACAGTACCACCGGAGATTATAGAATGGCAGAACTAAAAGAATGGTTGAATAGTATCAACTACACAAAGAAAGATATCATGGTTGATGAGTATGAGGAGAAGAGGTATCCTGCATACATCATCAATAAATGTCTGTCAGCTCATACTGATTGTCTGTTTTATGTGAATGAACTGAACCGTCTACACCACTTGGACAAACGTCTCCAGAATGACTTTTTACTAAATAGTATAGGAAAACGGAAACGATTTGCTAAATGGTTACGTTCATCCAAAGTCAAGAACCTTGACTTGATTAAACAGTATTATGGCTACAGCAATGAGAAGGCTAAACAGGCCCTCGACATACTTACTGCTGAAGATATTGAAATAATAAAAACAAAATTGAATAAAGGCGGTAAACATGGAAGAAATGGAGTGGACCCCTGATCTTATGTTGGAAGTTAGACTCACTGAGTCTGATGACTTCCTCAAAGTAAGAGAGACATTATCCCGCATTGGCGTTGCTTCTAGAAAAGAACGAAAGTTATATCAGTCCTGTCACATACTACACAAGCAAGGTCGTTACTTCATTGTACATTTCAAAGAACTGTTTGCGTTAGACGGGAAACCTACTAACATATCAATCAATGATGTTGAAAGAAGAAATACTATTGCAGGTCTATTATCCGATTGGGGATTAGTAGAAATTATCGGAGACAGTGAACCTAGAGCACCATTATCACAGATAAAAGTTTTGAGTTATCGTGAGAAGGACGAATGGACTTTGGAGACAAAATACAATATTGGTAACAAAAAGAAAGTTGAATAAAGTGGAGTTTATATTATGAGTGTTATGATGATGAGAATGAAGAACGGCGAAGATGTTGTCGCCGACATTACAG